CTGCTGCTGCTTGGTCAAACGCTCTTTCAGGAGCCGGTTCCGGTGCCCTGAGTGGACTTAGCATAGGCGCAGGAATTGGAACGTTATTTGACGCGTTTACTTTTGGTACGGGTACTTTAATTGGCGCTGGAATTGGGGCAGTCGCGGGTGGTCTTGCTGGGGGTATTTCTAGTTGGTTTTCAACGTATAACAACACTATGGCTGGTGCCGGTTAAGGAGGTACCAATAGCACTATTAAAGACCAAGGTCCTACAGGAACTGGTCAACAAAATACAGTTAAGTTTACTTGGCCCGCAGGTAATGCCTCACTTGTTAGTGATGGGTTTGGTCCCCGTGTTCCCCCTAAGCCCGGAGCGTCTTCTTATCACCAAGGTATCGACATCAGCGTAGGAATGGGTACGCCCATTATGGCTTCGGCTGATGGTGAGGTTATTCAGTCGGGCAACAACGGTGGTTACGGAAACTGTGTTCAGATTAAACATGCCAACGGGTACGTAACGCTATATGGTCACCAGTCGCGTATTGCTACTTCTATGGGTAAAAAAGTTGTTCAAGGTCAAGTAATTGGGTATGTAGGTAGCACTGGTACTTCGACAGGTGCTCACCTTCACTTTGGTGTTAAAGACGCCTCTGGAAGCTTTATTGACCCAATGAAGGTTCTTAACGGAACCTCTAGCGCAACCTACGGCTCGCAGAGCAGTGCTAGTGCGTCTGGAAGCTCTTCCCCGGCTTCGGATATGGCGGGAATCAGCGACTCACGAGCCAAGGCTGGAATTATGACGGTGTCTAGTTACCGTGGTGCAGAAGTTGGCGGTGGGGGTGCCAACAGTGGATTCAAAGCTATGGCTATGGGGTCAAACTCCCAGACCAAGGGGAACATGGCTCTAGGAACGGGTGCAAGTGGGAAAAATAACTTGACCAGTAGCTCTATGGGGATTTACTTGCCCGGTGCTCGTCGAGCTAAAACTGGTGACCCGTATGTGGCAAACGACGGTCCCGTTAACGTTCACTCAGGTGAAGCTATTCTTACCGCAGAGCAAGCCGAGGTTTGGCGTACAGCGCTAAAGCAGGGTGGTCTTGGTAAAGGTGGAGGGAACAATGTCACTATCAACCTCAGCATTGCACAGGCTTCCGAAACCGAAGCTCGTCGTTTTGCAACCATTGTGAAAGACATGCTTGAAAAAGACACGATGATTAAGAACATGGGGATGAAATAATGGCGGAATCTAAATACAACGTAAGTTCTCTTTACAAAAATATTTTACCAAAACCGGGTAACCCGTTATTTCTTCCAGATAAGAGAACAAAAGCAATTATTGCTGCACAAAAAAAACAAGCTGCTAAAAATATAGTTGTAGCACCACGATATATTGCTCAACATGGTAGCCCAGACGCAGAAGAGCGCAAAGCTGAATTACACGCTGCGGGGGTCTACGACAACCCACCATCTCCCCCGCCTCAACTTGATTATTCTGGCAAAGGATTTCAGTACAATGTAGGGTGTGTTACTGATGCGTACTTTAGCCCCAAAGCATCGTTTCACAACTTGTTGTCAAAGGATGCTTCTGGGTCTATTCAGGATAGACCTGTAAAAGTCACTTCTTCATCAGAACTTTGGAGTGCTGCCGGTAAGACTAAGGGGATGATTAGTTTATTCATCCCACCCAATCCAAGCACAACGATGGACGCCATCACTCCTGCCGAGGGAAGTAATCTCAAGCCTTCTCAGTGGGAACAGTACGCTTTTCAATTCCATTACAACCCAACAAGTATCAGCATGACTTATTCGGGAACACCAGCTATTGACATCGGGTTGAGTGCTTCAGGTAATGACCCGTTTAATCTATTGGGAAGTGCTGGCAGCCAAAGTGTTGTTGACTTCGACCTCGTACTAAACCGTGTTGCCGATTTCAAATACTACAACGCAGATGGCACCATCAAATCTCAATACAAAACAAAAAACATTTACTCTCCTCGTATGCCCAAAGATATTACTGAGGAAAAGGAAATATATAACAAAGGAACTATGTACGATGTAGAGTTCTTGCTTTCTACTGTCATTGGTTTTAAATCTGATACGTCTCTTAGAGGAACTACCGCTGACTTGGGATGGCTTACAGGTCGTCCTGTAAAACTAAGTCTGGGTAAGTCTCTAAAGTACGTTGGAACTATCGATGGCTTTAGTGTTAACCACACAATGTTTGATGTTCGTATGGTTCCAATCTTTAGTACGGTAAAAATATCGTTCAAGCGTATCCCCGACTTTACTGGATTGGTGGCGTAATGATTTACACAGATAGCCGTTATTCCAACGGAAAGCTGTACTCTGCGTGGAACAACCGTAAATTTGATACGGATGTTTTTGTATCTCGGGAATTCCCTAGCGGACGCGCAGAGTACTTCATGTACACATGGAGAGAATCTGACCGAATAGACCTTGTTGCTAACCGGTTTTTTAAAACCCCAGCAGTGTGGTGGAAAATTATGGACTACAATCCAGAGATTGGAAATCCATTTCAAATCCCTGTGGGTACGGTCATTAGGATTCCTCATGTCCGTTAGTAAAACCTACAATGAAAGCAATTCAAATAACCCTGTAATGAAAAATCGCAGGGGTACAACTTTTCGCATCACCTTTCCCACTATGCCTTCTTTAACAAGAGAGCCACGTCGGGTTGACTTGCACCAATCTCAGTACCACCATGATGTACTAATCATTTCATTTATGACCACTGGTCTTAACTGGTTTGAAGATATCCCCACGGGGTTACCTGTTCGTTTTTCTTGGACTCAAATTGGTATTACTAAAGATTGGTATGGGTACGTTTCTTTTGTATCCCGAACCAATGCGTCTCAACAAAAAGAACAGACAATGGAAGTCCACTGTGTCGGCTCCTCTTTTCCCTTGAAAGAACGGGCTAACCGGGTCTTTACCAACTCAACGATTCCCGAAGCTGCTGCAACTATTGCTAGGGAATTAAACTTAAGCTTTATTGGGGATAGTCACCCTCGACGTTTTCCGCAACTTACAATGGCTGGTCACTCGTATTGGGAATGGTTGGCAGAACAAGCAAAGCGCATTGGTTTTGTTCTTCGAGTAGACGGTTCAAATCTTTATTTCCGTCAGCTTGACAAGCATGTTGATTCAAAGATTACAAATGTACCCGTACTTTATGCTGGAGACACTCCTTCTCTTTACAAGAACAACTTTATTGAAAAGACACTTGACAAGTTCGTGGTTCTTCGTGGGGATTACATTGAATCTGGTGACAACATGCGGACTGAAAAAGTCGCTGGTGGTGTGGACATCAATACCTCGGAGGCGTTTTCTAGCAGTAACACCCCCACCAATGTTGGGGATAACCTACGCACTAATTTGAGTGACGTATTGTTCTCTGAATACCGTTCCGACCAAGTAAACACCGTGATGTCGGATGCGGACCTTGTATCCGAGGGAGCGTCCCATCTTGCGCGGTTAAGTATGCCCGCTAAAGTTCACGCGCAAGGGGACCCAAGAATGGAACCCCACGCCCCTGTTTACGTAATGGGGACTAGCGAATTAACCGATGGATATTGGCTCATCAAAGACATTGTTCACACGTTTAAAAAATACGACGACTATATTGCAACAATGACCATCGTTACGGATGGAACAGGTGTAAACAAGGTCGGAGCATTTAGAGGGCGACAATCGCCTACAATGAGTACTGTAAATATAAATAGTCTTATTGAGCAAAGCAGCGGAGTGAACACCTTGAACACACGTTCTAATACGAGCCTTTCTCAACTTTCACCGTCCATTATTCCTTCACAGCAAGGATTTAAAAGAAGCCCTGCCCTATGGGTTACACGGGGGGTCTAATGTACGACAATCAACTAAAAACTTATGAAAGTGCGATTTCTCTTCCATTTAGAATTACTGCTCAAGGCGGAATCAAGGTTGCGCAAAGTCAGGCTCAAGTTTGGGCTGACCGCGTCAAGGGTGCTTTAAACACTCGATTTGATGAGCGCGTAATGTTTTCGCGGTTTGGAACACAAATAGCGTCGTATGAGTGGGACACCGTTACAAACATGGAAGAAGTCATTTTAACTGAAGTCGAGAATATGTTTACAGCTTTTTTCCCCACATTGGTTCTGGACCAAGTAACTGTGGAGCATGATGAGGTAAATAACGTCGTTGTGGTAGACGTAGAGTACACAACGCCCAACATGGACAAAATTACTACAAACGTTGGATTGGCAGTTGTCGCCGGTAACTTGCCACTATATGAGGAGCCACGATGACAGATATTCCTGCCGCCCCTATTCTTCAAATTCCCGTTATGGTGGATTACACCAACAGGGATTTCTACTCGTTGCGAGAACAACTTATTCAACGCGTCAAAGACCGCGTAAATACGGGTACCGGAAATGCATGGTACGGTAATGACCCCGCTGATTTTGGTCTTGCTCTTATTGAGGCGTTTGCTTATATGGGAGATGTTACTAGCTATTATGTTGACCGCGTGGCAAATGAAAATACCCTGTTCACCGCGTCTCAACGCGATAGCGTTTTAAACCTTGCTTATACATACGGGTACATCCCTTCCGGGTACAAGCAAGCATCTTGCTCAGTAACTTTTGCCTCTGCTGGTATTGGTTCTGCTTCTGTTCCAGCAGGAACTAAACTTCGTGCAACCATTACAAAGAACGATGTTGTTGAGCAAGTAATATTTACCACTAGTTCTGTTGCCGACTTTTCCTCATCTACAAAATCTATTTCTTCAATATCTAGCTCTAGTGGAACGGTTACTTATACTTCAAATGGTCATGGGTTTACTTCCGGTAACTATGTGACGGTTACTGGCTCAACTAACTACAATGTAACTAATGCAGTTATTACAGGTGTAACTACTAATACTTTTAGCATTTCTAGTTCTTTGACTGGAAGTACTTCTACCGGTACTGCTGTTTCTGCTGCTAAAACCATTTCGGTAACAGCTACTCACGGAGAAAATGTTTCTACTAGAACGGCAAACGTAGCTTCATCTCCGGATATCTCCGGTGAAAAAATAGGTACATCAGACGGAACTGCAAGTCAAATTTTTCAACTTAAAGAATCTCAAGTTGTTGATGGAACAATTAAAATCTTTGTTGTCACTGGAACAGGTGCAAGCAAGACCTATGGTCAATGGACCGAAGTCATTCATCTTGCTGATTATGGTCCTACTGACTCAGTATTCAAGGTAATTCGTGGAAGCAATAACTCCGTTTTTGTTCAATTTGGTGACGGTGTTTCCGGAGCTATCCCCAATAATTACTCAACCATTAAAGCACAGTATGTTTTTGGTGGAGGAATTGTAGGCAATGTTCCTGCTGAATCTATTAACGCTTTTGTAGCTGCGGCTCCCAGCGGCATTACAGTAAGCAATCCTGAGCGTGCAACAGGTGGTCTTGACCCCGAGGGTCTTGACGCAATCCGAGTTAATGCCCCTCAAGCTTTTAGCGCACTTAACCGTGCCGTAAGTCTTACGGACTACGAAGGTTTAACTCTTCAAGTCAGTGGTGCGGGTAAGGCAAATGCTGTGGCTGATGTATGGTCTTCCGTAACCGTGTATCTTGCTCCAACAAGCACAGACTCTTCGGATTTGTACCCCGGTAAAAACACAAGTAACACAGCAGTACTTGGTTCGTGGACCACACTTCAAACATCCGTGCAAGACGCATTAAAGCCCAAACTACTCATTGGTACCACTCTTACTGTTTCTCCTCCTACTTATACTCCCGTTTATTTAACAGTGCAATACAGCAAACAACCTGAAGTAACTGATGCTCAAATTAAAGCTTCTATAAAAGATTACATAAACACGTATTACGGATATGCTTCGAATACTTTTGCACAGATTATTCACCCTGAGGAAATTGAATTCATTCTTCGGTACGTTCCCGGTCTACTCAATGTCTGGGTTACAGAGCTTCGTCGTGACTCTGCTCCTTCGGGTGCTCTTGGTACGTTGGTTGGTTCTGCTAGTGAAATATTCGTGTTCAACCCTGACAACATTACTTCTACCCAGAGAAGTACTGATGCCACGCTGTCATCACTAACAAAGACAGTTGGAACTCTTAGCCCGAGCTTTGTTTCAACTACTTTGAACTACTTATTGGACATTGGGTCAGCTACGTCTACAGCAATTACAGCCGTAGCAAATGCTGCTGGAGCAACCGTTACCGTAAATGGTGGAACAAGCCCCCAAACAATTAACAATAACAGTGTTGGAACTACAGTGAATGTCCCAGTAGTTGTTACTGCTGCGGATGGTCGTACCCTACAGACATACACGGTAGCTGTTTACAAGTCCGCATAATGATTATCGACTCCTACGGTAACCGACGATTCTTCGGAATCTACCGAGGTGTGGTTCAGGATAACGCTGACCCCCTCGGTAAGGGGCGTGTCCGCTTAATGGTTCCGCAGGTACTCTTTGACGCGATGACTGAGTGGGCGTCTATTCAAGACGCTCACGGTGTTCATGTAGACCCTTTCCAAAATGGGCAAGGTGTATGGGTGCAGTTTGAGGGGGGTGACCCTTCCTTCCCTGTTGTTGTAGGGGAATTTGGCGGAGACGCTACTAACCTCAATCTGGCATTGAATGACCTTACTGACGTAGATACTTCCGGAGTCTCTAACGGGCCAACCATTG